TGTACCATACCAGCACCACCGGCAGGATCACCGCACTGTAATTGATGCCGATGCTCGGTATGCTCTCCACGGCCATGTGCACCGCCGCATCGGTAATGGCAGCCACCACCACCACAAGCAACATCCCGCCCTTGTGGTAAATGCCCTCTCTTGCAACCTTGCTCGACCACTCGCCGTTTTTGCAGGCGGCAGCGCTGCCACTGATGTAGTCCACAGCCATGCAGGCCACCCACACCAAGGCAAGGCAGCCCACAACGCCAAATGCAGCCGAGTACATCCCAGCCAGCGCCGCGATTGCACCCTTGATCACCAAGAAAATGTTCTCGTTGTTTTCCATGTCGTTTTCCTCCCCGCCTTGTTCGGCGGCCATGTCAGAATGGTTTCTTCATTTTCGCGGTCAGTCCGCGTACTTTGCGTGGTAATACTTGTCGTTGTCCAGCCCGTACTTCTTCGCCAGCAGGTAAAATTCCATCGCCGCCGCGTTCGGCAGCGTCACCGGGTCAAGGCTGATGGTCTGCTTCG